GCTGGATTGTATGGCGGCATGGTTTCACCAGCTGCATCCAAAGAGCTAGGCACGATATTGTGCCTGGCATCAGCTGACGCAGGATCTGGAATTGAATCGAGCGAGTGCTGGGTGCTGAGCCAGGCTGTTGTAGCCATATAGGGTACGACAAACTCAAACTCGGTGCCCTCAGAAATGTCGAAAATCTTTGTGTAGACCTTACCAGTGTGGTCCGTGTCCAAGGCCATAGCCCCGAGCGGATCGAAACACACCTTCAAACGTCCCCTCTGAAACTTCGTTGTGATGACTTCAAAGCCAAAAACGATGTCACCGCGCCACAAACGATAGGTCTCGGACAACCACTCCATGGGGATGGGGATAACCTGATCATATCTAGCCACGGTAGACACCCCGCCCAATCTCACAACAGTGGGGGACATGGCGGGAGAGGGGTAAGCCCTAAACAAAGTGCTGTGGGTCGTGGAGCCCGGCCCCACGGCCGGCCAAACAAAGGCGGTCAAATAAGATGATTTGGCAGCCAGATTGGATATCAGTAAATCGGAATCAGAACCGCCCAGGCTATCACAAGTTGCGACCAAGGTGGACGCCGGATCGGCTGCCAAGACCTCATCACGGGCCGACAACTGTGTATTCGCCATGTTGGGCACATTCTGAACCCTGACGGTGTCGACGCTCGTAAGCAAAGGGGGGTTCGAAAACCCCATGAGTCGAGCTGCAGCGGGACCGAGCTTGGCCACGACTCCAGCCCAGTCGGACATGCTAGGGAGCGATGACGGGCGAGCATGCCTAATGTTACTAGACATAGGCTCGCCAGATTGGAAAACGAGATCACCTGCCTGCAAATAATACGTGGTGGGTGCGACGAGTTCCAAATCGTCATCAAAACTCGCAAGAATGGTGATGTCAACGGACTCTGGGTTGTTAGAACCCAAAAACCCCAAAGTGCCAACCGACTGGAGCGTTAAAGTTCCTAGGTTGTCAATCGTGGCGGCCCGCTCTTCAACCCCTCCAAGGGGGTCAAAAGTGGACCACTGGTCGATGGGCACATATTCATGCGGGAAAACCAAGGGCAAAACCATGTCACCCCCCTGCCCAACAGCAGGGTAAAGTTTGATGTGCTGCCTCTGGGACAGTGGGACCAGCCTACGATAACCGATGGTCGATCCGTAAAATCCATGGGCCGAATTAAACGAATGATAAGCGGCACCATTGGGTTGCCCAATGCCAACACCACCAACGGTGGTGAAAATGCCGTCGTTAAATATAGGGCCAACGTTGGATTGTTCGTCACCAAGCGGGAGGTAACTAGCAAAAGCTAGCCCTCTGTGGAAGGCTGAGCCGTTGATCATAATCTGAATCTTGAGAGATCCGCGAAATCGCGAATAACCATTCATCTTCCTACGAACATCATCGCTGGCGAACAAAGCCTTCCAAGGCTTAATGACTTCAAGCAATTCAGTACCAACAACCCACTCCCTAGAATAAATAAGTCTAGGGCGTTTGAGGTAGTCCTGAAGCTGATCCCCAGGTACACTCTCATAAGTGAACCTGGGGACGGATGTGGCGACAACAACATCAGGGGCAGTCTCGTAAGTCTGCTCCAAGATAGGATCGCTATTTGTACTTGTATGCGTTGTTTCTGCAGGTCGGTTGAAACCAGTCGCTTAGACCTATATGCGACTGGGTTAGAGTGGCGAGAGAGGGCAGTCAAGAATCCACTTGACATCCTCTAAAGCGCCCCCGCACTACACGTTTTACTCATCACGTGCAAGATCGGGGGCGCAGTCGGGGCGTTTGCGGGAATTTTGCGTCCGCGGGTGCCCCACACCCATTT